AATGTTGACGCTTCTGGATCAAATGTTGAAGGAGATGAGCAGCAGAGTAGAGAACTTGGCCGTCTTATCTCAGTTGCAGTACAATCTGAAATATTACAACAGAAAAGACCAGGAGGATTACTTGCATAATGGCTACGTTTCCCTCAATAGAACCTAAATATGGACAACAAAAAAGGTCCACACCGTTAACTCGCACTATCCGATTCGCTGATGGCTATGAACACAGAATATTATTTGGCATCGCACAACATCAAAATCCAAAGGTTTTTAATTTTACTTTTGAAGTTTCTGAAAATGACGCAGACACAATAGAGACTTTTCTTGACGCTCGTGCAAACGATAGTGATAGCTTTACTTTTACTCCTCCTGGAGAGGCGAGTTCATCTCAATTTGTTTGCGAAAATTGGAGTAAATCAATACCTTACAGTAATAGAGCTACAATTCAGGCAACTTTTAGAGAAGTATTTGAACCAGCATCGTAATGACAGTAAATTCATCAGTATTTAGTAGTCTACAGGACATAAATCCATCAGCGATTATTGAATTATTCACGCTTCAGTTAGATAATGCATTGCATGGTGCAAATACTGTGTATAGATTTCATGCTGGCAGTAATTTAAATGCAAACAACAAGATAGTCTGGGCGACCAATGAATATCTCCGATTTCCGATACAGGCATCAGGTTTTGCTTTCCAAAAAGGGCAGTTGCCAAGACCAAAAATAACTATTAGTAATGCTACAGGACTGATTTCAGCAATACTTTTATCTGTTAATGAGACTACAACTGGAAATGACTTAACAGGAGCTACGGTTACAAGAATTAGAACATTAGCTAAATTTATTGATGCTGTTAACTTTGCTGACAATACAAATGCAACTGCTGATCCAACTGCTGAGTTTCCTCAAGAAGTGTACGCAATAGATCGCAAGTCAACAGAAAATAGAGAAATTGTTGAATTTGAACTTGCTGCACCTACAGATTTAGCAGGAGTAAGAATACCGAAAAGACAGTGCACTCGATCTATATTCCCTTCTATTGGTACGTTTGTTCAATGAGTTGGAAGTATAAAGCACTACTTCATGCTAAACGCGAGGACCCTAGAGAGTCTTGTGGGCTTTTATTGAATGTAAAAGGTAAAGAGAGATACTATCCATGTCGTAATCTTTCAATAACAGATCATCAATGTTTTATTATTGACCCAGAAGATTATGTAAAGGCAGACAATACGGGAGAGATAGTAGGTGTAGTTCACAGTCACCCTATTACCCCACCTGATCCTAGTCAGGCAGATAAAATTAGCTGTGAGGATAGTAATTTACCTTGGTATATTGTTAACCCAAAAACAGAGCAATGGGCATATTTAGAGCCTTGCGGGTACAAACCACCGTTATTGGGTCGTCAATGGGTTTGGGGTATTACAGACTGTTGGAGTTTAATAAGAGATTGGTATAAAGAAGAGAAAAATATTGAACTTAGAGATTGGGAAAGACCTACAACATTAGAAGAATTTAACAATAAACCTTTGTTTGAGGACTGTGCTTGGCGAACTAATTTTAGAGAACTTAGACCTGATGAAAAGTTACAAGATGGAGATGTATTACTTATGAGTATTCTGCACCCAACTTTAAATCATGTAGCATTATTTTTTGAAGGTGATGTTATTCATCATTTAACCGA